ACAGAACTGCTTGAGAACTTCTGCACGTCGCGCATTCAGGCGCATAGCCCAGAGGAACTGTTGACGGGTAAGCCGTGGTCCGAGGACGGTTTGACCTATTTCAAGCTTAGTGCACTACAGGACCACCTCAAGCGGAGCAACTTCACGCAGTACACCCGTGGTCAGATTACCGAACGCCTGAAGGAAATGAACGGCGGCGGCGATTGCGACAAGGTCTACAATTTCAGGGACAACAACGATAACCGGAAATCTGTTCGCGTTTGGTTCGTTCCAGAGATGCATCGTGGGGAGGTTGACCTTCCAGAGGTAACTTTTGACCCGGAGGAACCGCCGTTTTGATATGCCTTAATTCTGGAAAGCCCCCTTCACACAGATTAAGGCGTCTAGAGGAGATACAATGATTGAGAGACATGAGACTATCTTGGGGCCACCAGGAACTGGCAAGACGCAGACCAACTCCAACATGATACGGGAGTGCATCGAGCTNGGTATATCACCTGATCGTATNGCGTGTGTCTCGTTTACNCGCAAGGCCGCACAGGAAAGCCGGGAGCGTGTCAGCCGAGATTGGGGCATCGACGAGAAAGACATGCCCTATTTCCAGACGCTGCATTCCATGGCGTTCCGGTCGGGCGGGTACAACACTGACGATGTTATGGGGCCTAAAGACTTAAAAATAATTGGTCGCGAGGTCGGGATACCTTTCGGAAGCATGGGCCGGGGCTTTGCAGATTCGGACCTCGATACCTTGGGTCCAGCCAAGGGGGACTTCTATCTAGGCCAATACCATTTGTCCCGGAGCATGTGTCTTGAGCTTGAAGAGATGCACCGCCAGTTGTCCGATTACAACGTTAGCTGGCCAGAACTGAGACGGCTTGTGTCCGCGTATGAGAGTTACAAGAAAGCCCATAAAAAAATAGACTTCACTGACATGATAGTGAACTTTGTGAAATCTGGAATATGCCCTGATATCGAGGCCCTATTTGTTGATGAGGCACAGGACCTTTCCACCCTTCAGTGGTCCATGGTCGATGTACTCCGGAAAAGACCCCGCATACAAATCTTCACGGGCGATGATGACCAGGCGATTATGGCTTTTCAGGGTGCGGACGTTGGCGCTTTTCTGGGGGCTACGGAGAAGAAGACGGTTCTGAAGCAGTCTTACAGATTGCCACGGGCGGTTTGGCAGGAAGCACAGAACATCGTTAGCCGGATCGAAGGCCGCGCACCAAAGACGTGGCATCCAAAAGATGAGGAAGGTCTGGTCCGGTTTCATAATAACGTCTGGGACGTTCCGTTTGAGGATGGCGAGTGGTGCCTGATGGCCCGGACGAACCGTATTGCAAATGATGTCGCCACGTCTCTCCGCGAAGAAGGTTGGGTCTATAGCCGCAACGGAAAGCCCAGTATTCCGGGGAAGACATACGAGGCACTCACGGATTGGGAAGAATGGTCCAAGGGTCACGCCCTAGAGGGCGCGAAGGTCAGGAACATCTATTCCTTCCTAGAACTGGGTACTGGCTACTCCAGAGGCTTTGGAGCGCGTTCTAACGCCCTTCTGTCGTTGTCAGCGGAGGATACTGTCACGATGTCGGAAGCGCAGGACAGATTAGGTCTCCTTCTGGACGGGTCGGTTCGATGGCATCAGGCTTTGAAGAAGATTGACGTGGACACCAAGCTTTACGTTTTGAATGCGTTGAAGCGTAAGGACAACGTCCGGACACCCCGCATAAAGGTCAGCACCATACACTCGATGAAGGGTGGCGAGGCTGACAACATCGTGGTGATACCTGATTTGTCTTACGCCGCCCACAAAGCGTATCTGCATGAACCCGCAACCGAGCATCGGGTTTTCTATGTTGCCGCTACAAGAGCCAAGAAGTCCTTGCACATAATNCAACCACGCACGAACCGGAGTTACGATCTATGAAACCAGTTGAGATATTGGAAACGGCGGCGGGACTTGTNGGTGGTGACAGNGCCGANCAACACGGGGATTACAGACTTCTACACAAACGTGTGGCGGAGTTGTGGTCGGCATATTTAAAGGCCGAAGTAAGGCCAGATAACGTTGCTTTCTGCATGGTTTTGCTTAAAATTGTAAGGGACGAAATGGGTGTCCACAATCCAGATGACGGTGTGGATGCTTCCGCATATACCGCCCTTTGGGCAGCATTATCAGAAGAAAAGAATGCGTGAGGATCTGTTTGACGAGACCGTATGGTTTCCACCTGATCATCTCCCTGACCTGTCGGGTGAGAAGATTATTGCTGTTGATGTTGAAACAAAAGATCCGCACCTACGAGACTTGGGGCCAGGCTGGGTTAGAAAGGATGGAAACCTTATCGGGGTTTCTGTTGCTGCCTCAGATTGGAGTGCCTACTTGCCAATCGCCCACGAAGGTGGGGGGAACATGGCGAAGGACCTCGTGCTCAGGTGGCTCCAAGACCAACTAAACCACGGCATGGACGTGGTATTCCACAACGCACAGTACGATCTAGGGTGGCTTCTAAGTGAGGGGATAGAGGTCAAAGGACGAATACTGGACACAATGATTGCGGCGCCGTTGCTGGATGAAAACAGGTTCAGCTACTCACTTAATGCTCTTGGGTCCACGTACCTTGGTCAGCGGAAAGCGGAAGAGGATTTACGCCGCGCCGCCGCGCAGCATGGCGTGGATGCCAAGGCTGAGATGTGGAAGCTACCCGCTGAAAGGGTTGCGCTGTACGCTGAGAAGGACGCCACGCTGACACTTAGCCTTTGGCACGTTCTCCACAAGAAACTTATGGAAGAGAATTGCGGCAAGATACTCGATATGGAGTTGTCGCTACTTCCAATGGTTTTCGAGATGAAGCGGCGGGCGTCAGGGTGGACGTTGACAAGGCACAACAAACCAAAAAGCTGTTGCAAGGTAAGGAGGATGCCTTACTCAAGCAGATACACGATGAGACCCAGATCCACATCGAACCGTGGAATGCAAAAAGTTTGGCTGGGGTTTTTGAAAACCTGGGATTAACTTACGAACGCACCGCCAAGTCGGACGCGCCTAGTTTCACCAAGCACTTCTTGAAAAACCATGAACACCCCATCGCCAAGAAAATTCTGGAAATCAGAGAATACAACAAAGCGAATACGACGTTTGTGGATACTATTCTTAACCACCAGTATAATGGCCGCATCCACTGTCAGTTTAACCAGTTGCGCTCCGATGAAGGTGGGACTGTGTCGGGTAGGTTCTCCTCTAGTAATCCGAATTTGCAGCAAGTTCCCTCTAGGCATCCGGAAATAAAGTCTCTTATCCGTGGTCTGTTCATTCCAGAGGAAGGTTGCCGGTGGGGTAGCTTTGACTACAGCGCCCAAGAACCTCGATGGATGATGCATTACGCCTCGCTTACTCCCGCAACACGGGACAATGAGAAAGTCGTGGAGATCGTGGCGCAGTACCAGAAGGATGACTTGGATTTCCACCAGCTAGTGGCGGACATTGCCGGCGTTGAGAGAAACCTGGCCAAGACGATTAATCTTGGAATCATGTATGGCATGGGCATTGGTAAGCTGGCCCAGACCCTTGGGGACATTCCTTTCAAAGAGGCTAAAACGCTTCGGAACGAATATGACGAGAAGGTTCCGTTCATCAGGGCCTTGGCATCTGCCGTTATGGAAGCGGCTTCCAGCCGGTCAGAAGTGCGGACAATGCTGGGGAGAAAGTGCCGGTTTCCAATGCGGGAACTGAAGGGCTATTCAAAGACTATGAAGAAGCCTATCTCCGCAGAGAAGCTGGAAGAACGCTGGCAGGATATCCTGAATACTCCAGAAGAAAGCCGCGACGATAACTGGCAAAGCATGAACCCTGTGAAGTATCAGGTCGCTTTTGTGTACAAGGCTTTGAACAGGTTAATTCAAGCCTCGGCTGCCGATCAGACAAAACAAGCTATGAGTGACTGCATGGGCAATGGTCATTGGCCCATGCTCACGGTACATGACGAGCTTTGCTTTTCGATAGAGAGCGACGAACAGGTGGCGGAGATCAAGGNTTTGATGGAGAACTGTGCGCCGGGTCTGACTATACCGTCCAAGGTCGATGTAGGGCTGGGCGATAACTGGGGTTCAGCGAAATAAGTTCTTGAGGCTATCAGGTATCTTATCAGTGGGTAGGTTATATCGAACACCAAAACTTGTTTCCGTAGGGTTATCACCCTGTCTCTCAGCTTTGGCCAAAGCTGAGAGGTTTTCTCCAANAGTATACTTTAGGCCCGCACCAAGAGTATTCTCCCCAAAGTCCCTTTCAAAACTACCNCTAGCCGATAGGTCACCACGTCCTAACGGAACCGTAGCACTTGCATCAAGTCTTAGGCCTTCACGTATGTCACGGGGGTTTGACTCTGTACTTTTAAATTTCTTAACACCACT